ATGGGACGCCGAGGTACAGTCGGAATGCACGGACGCCCTGAACGCCTACGATCCACCGACCAACGCGGAAATGGAGGCCCGGACCCCGACAGCGGCGCAGTTGGCCTATATCACAGCCCACGCAGCAACAGCGGTTCCCGTGACATTTACCGGAGGGACCACAACCACGGCAGTGCTCGGAAACGTGGACGGATCGGCGGCGAGTTCAACGGATGATTATTACAATGGGCGGGTTTTGGTTTTCAATGCAGGCACATTGGACCAACAGGCCACAGACATTACTGATTACGTAGGGTCAACAAAGACCGCCACGATTACTGCGGTGACAACTGCCGTAACAAGCAGCCATACAGCTATTCTCGTCTGATGCTGTCGGGATCGCAAATCACCCGGATAGGTGTAGGCGGATCGGGCAGGGCTTACGCGGGATTCTCGGCCAAGATAGTCACGTATGTCACGATCAAGGCATCGCAATCCGAAATAGACGCCCTAGCCAACATCCCAGAGGACTGGCCCAGGGCTTCCGAGCACAGAAGGAAGATCGCCGTGCAGCTAAACAAACTGATAGACATATTCCAAGCGAGTTCAAGTAGGTGACACTATGGATCACAGCACATTAAAAAGCATCGACGGGGCGCAATGCGTCACGTTATCGACAAAGCTAGCCGGCGAGGATCAAACCAATGATGTTCTCAAGGCCGAACAACAGTTCGGCTACGAAACTGTCGCGGCTTCCCAGACGGCACAAGTATTAGGCGCAACCGGCGCGGCGGGGGACTTTCTCCATTCCATCATAATTACCGCGTCAACCGGCACGATCACAATTCTGGACAACGCGACCACGGTAGCAGTGATCCCAGCGGCAGCAACGGGCGTATGGCCTATTAATCTCGTTTCGGTAAGCGGCGCATGGAAGATCACCACAGCGGCATCAACCTCCTGTACTGCGGTCGGTAGGTTCACATGACAGATTATTTCGCCTCTCAATCGGGAGCAGGCGTGGCTGATGGGTCTAGCGTTAACGATCCATGGGCTATTGGCTCTGTTACGTGGGCTTCATTACCGGGTAATACTCTGTATCTTCTTGGGGAGATAACCACGCAATTAAATCCTGGCGCAAGCGGCACCTCGGGAAATAACATAATTATCAGAGGAGATCATGCGAGTCAATCAGGTTCTATAGTAGCAACCAGCGGAAAGGCCGTTACACATTCTCCGCCGAGGAGTTATTTAGAATACCGCAATCTTACTATATCAACTACGGCAACAGACGATGCCATGCTTATTAATGGCTCGTATTATACTATTGACGACTGCATCATTAGCTCGAACGGGCCTGGGATTCAAATCCAAAACGCGAGCAGCAAGTCAAATATAACAATTACAAATAATACAATTACTCCAGGATCAGGAGTGTCATATGATGGTATTGTTTTAGCGGCATCCAATGCTAGTTATGCATTTACTGACATTGATGTTTCCGGCAATACGGTTTCTGGTGCAGGACGCTACGGTATTCGATTAGAGCACACAGGGGCGACAAGTGCCAATTCAGGGTGGACCGTAGAAAACAATACCATCACTGATTGCGGTAATGCAGGAATTCTAGTTAGGGGGGAATCGTCATCTAATTTAATTAGTGAGGTTGTCATTGACGGTAATACCTCTACTGGAAACACAGGTGGCTGTGCTATTTATGCTATTGGCGATGCAGTCTATGGATCGTCGTTTATTCGCAATAACAATTTTAGCAGCAATGACGGCGTGACAGGTGGACTGAATATATACAACTCCTCACATGTGCAGATTTACAGCAATACATGCTCTGAGAACACAACCACTAGCGTTGATGGGAACGGAATATTGATCGATAACGGAAATGATAATATCCAGGTATGTCGTAATACGTGCAGCGACAACATAGGCAATGCATCTAATGATGCGTCAGGATGTGGGATCATGGTATTAGGCACAGATATATCAGATGTTTTCGCGAATGCAGGATCGGGCAATCGGCATGGGCTGTGGTTTGCCGGATCGGCAGGAGTATTGCAGTCATGCACAACATCAAATAATACATTTATAGACTGTTTAGACGATGGTGTTGTCGTGAAAGCAACCGTAGGGGCTGGAGAAATAACGGCGCAAAATAATGTTTTTTCAGGTTCAACGGGTTATGGATGGGACGCCGAATCTGGAGGGAACGCGCAAACAGTCGATTACAACGACTATTATGGATGGGCAAGCGCATATAACAACGAAACAGATGGCGGCAATAGCATCACATCCGACCCCCTTCTCACCAACTACAAGCCCGCAGCCAATTCCCCCTGTTACCAAGCAGGAACCCCGATAAACCACACGATAAGAGACTATCGAGGCCGTCCGTTCCACATTCCGCCTACTATAGGGGCTTACGAATTCACATCGGGCGATCCGGCTCAGGCTAGATCGGCAGCCACGAGATCAGCAGCAAGTGCCAGATCAGCAGCAAGCGCAAGAACGGCGAGATGAACATCGCCACCCTACTAGGCGCCTTAACCCTGATCACCACGATCAGCGGCGGGACGTGGTATGTGAGTGAGAACTTCGCCCGACAGGACGATCTAGTGGTAGTGGCCTCGAAAGCCGATTATGCCCTGGACAAACAGATGGAATATCTATTGAGTCAGATAAACCGGCTGGATTCAAAGGCCAGAGCCGGGAAAGCAACCGAGTACGACATGGAGCAGATTAGGTACATGAGGGAAGAACTGAAACGATTGAGGGCATTGAGGCGGGGAGGTTAATAGGTAATGGCAGCTAGAAACCGACCGGGTTTGTCGGAGAATACCCGCAAGAGAATCCAAACAAGTATGATAGTCAATCGCTTGACGGATCATATATCTGGTAAGGTAGAAATGAGCGCGACTCAAGTATCTGCCGCGCTTGGACTTTTGCGGAAAACTCTGCCAGATATCAGCACAGTAGAACTCAAGGGAGAAATCGAACATCGCACAATCACAAGCGAGCCGATGACAGACAATGAGTGGGAAAGCGAATATAGTCTGGAGACCGCAGCCCGGCCCCCAGAAAGCACTCATTGACTGCCCTATTCCGGAAGTCTTTTACGGAGGGGCGCGAGGTGGCGGCAAGACTGACGGGGTTCTAGGCAAGTACGCCCTTAAAGCCCAGAGATACGGGCAAGGCTTCAATGCCATATTCTTTCGCAAGGAACTCCCCATGCTGGACGACGCTATAGAGCGCAGCCAAGAGGTTTATGGGGCATTAGGGGCTACATGGAACGAGCAGAAAAAGACCTGGAGATTCCCCTGGGGCGGCAGACTACGGTTCAGGCCCCTGGAAAGGACAGCCGATGCGGAGAAATACCAGGGCCAGAACATCTCAGACGCTTGTGTTGAGGAGGCCGGCAACTACCCCGATCCCAGACCGATAGACCGGCTGAACGGGGTTCTAAGAAGCGCCGGAGGGGTACCGACCCAGCTTTTACTGACCGGAAACCCCGGAGGGGCGGGGCAGTTGTGGATCAAACAGAGGTACATCGATCCAGCCCCTAAGGGCATGAGGGTGTTAATCCGCAACCTGCCCAACGGGCGGGACCACAAATACGTCTTTATTCCCTCAAAGCTCCAGAATAACCGGGTTTTGATGGCCAATGACCCCGATTACATCAACCGTCTATATCTAGTTGGGTCTGAGGAACTGGTCCGGGCATGGCTTGAGGGCGACTGGAACGCCGTAGAAGGGGCTTATTTCGATTGCTGGACCCCTAAGATGGTTATCCGCCCGGTGAAGCTCCCTGAGCACTGGACGCGATTTCGGTCGTTTGACTGGGGATCGGCCAGGCCGTTCTCGGTGGGATGGTGGGCGGTGGCTACTGAGTCTTTTGTTCATCCCCAGGGAGTAATCCCCAAAAACGCCATAGTCCGTTACCGGGAATGGTACGGGTCCAAGGAACCGAACGTGGGGTTAAAACTGACTGCCGAGGAAATAGGCAAGGGAATTTTAGAAAGGGAGAGACACGAGAAAGACCTTATCAAGTACGGGGTTGCTGATCCTGCTGCGTTCGCTCAGGACGGCGGGCCGTCTCATATCGAGAGAATGACCAAAGCAGGGGCGGGAAAGTGGCGCCGGGCGGACAATAAGAGAGTCGCCGACAAGGGCCATTTGGGCGGTTGGGATCAGATGCGGTCCAGAATGATCGGGGAGGACGACAAGCCCATGATCTACTGTTTTGACACGTGTATCGACTCAATCAGGACCATTCCCGTATTACAGCACGACGAGAACAAGGCCGAGGACGTGGACACCGACAGCGAGGACCACGCGGCGGATGAGTGGAGATATGCGTGTATGTCAAGACCGTACACAAGGCCACTACCAGAGAAAGAGCGACCCATCACCACACTGGCGAACGTCACCCTAAACGATTTGTGGGACTATGAACGAGCAAGCAGAAACTAAAAAAGACTTCGGTGACGAGTGTCGGCGGTGGAAGGCTGCGCTGAAATTAGCCGGCAAGGACCAAAAAGACTGGGAGGACGACGCCCAGAAGGTCATTGACCGTTACAGGGACGAGAAGGAACGGTCCAGCGGTTATAACATTCTATGGTCGAACATCGAGACCCAAAAAACCGCTATTTATGCCAGAAGGCCCAAGCCTTACGTAGAGAGGCGCTTCAAGGACGACGATCCCCTAGCAAGGGAGGTCTCTACCATTCTGGAAAGGGCTTTGTCCTACCATATCGAGGCGCACGACCTGGACGCGATTGCAAGAGCCTGTAGAGAGGACTTTCTGTTACCGGGCAGGACTACCGCGCGAGTCTTATACAAGCCCACTTACAGCGAGGTCACCCCGAGAATTCCCCTGTACGAGTCCGAAATGGGCTTTGCACAGGAGGACGGGACACTAACGGATGAGTACCAGACGGACGAGCAAGGCGCGTTTATTAACGGCGAACCCTACGACGAGGTCGTTTACGAGGCCGCAGAGTGCGAGTACGTCCACTGGAAGGACTTTCGCCACGGCCCCGCCCGAAAGGACAAGGAAGTCCCGTGGAAGGCTTACAGGACATATCTGACCCGTTCGGAACTGGTAGACAGATTCGGGGATCTCGGCAGAAAGGTCTCTTTAGAGCACGGGCACGAGCACAATGACGATTACATGCCCAAGGACCAGTTCAAGAAAGCCGAGGTTTGGGAGATATGGTCGAAAGAGGACAAAAAGGTCTTTTGGATCACTCCCGGTTTGGACGAGATCCTCGATAAACAAGATCCTCCATTGGATTTTCAGGACTTCTACCCGTCTCCGCCGACTTTGATAGCGAATGGGACGAATGACAACCTAATCCCGATCCCAGAGTACAAGCAGTATCAGGCGTTGGCGGACGAGCTGGAAGAGCAGACCCAGAGAATCAAGAGGATCATCAAGGCTCTTAAGGTTCGGGGCGTGTATGACGCTTCCGCCGAGGCATTACAACGCCTCATGACATCCCAGAACGAGCTGATCCCGGTTGAGAATTGGGCGATGCTCACGGAAAAGGGAGGTCTGGACGGTGTAATAAGCTGGCTGCCCATCGAGCAG